CTGGTAATACTACAAGCGATGTGTTAACTAATCCAATTAGTTATTTTTATTTTCAAAGTGGTGATGCTGCTACAACAAGTGGAGTTAAAGGTGGTTTTAATGGATGTTCAGCTGGACCCGTAACATTGGAGGCATTATAATATGGCATACACTTTAGCAAACTTAAGAACAGATATTAGAGGATACACAGAAGTATCGGATACAGTTTTAACAGATGCAGTTTTAGCAACTCAAATTAAAAATGCTGAAAATGCAATTTTAAGAGCAGTACCTACAGATCAAAATGCTCACTATGCAACATCTACTTTAATTGTTGGAAATAGATATGTGACTATTCCACAAGATTTAAGATCTATAAATTATGTTCAACTTAAAGATACGGCAGGCAATCAATTTTTTTTAGAACAAAGAGATCCTAGTTTTATGGCAGAATATTATTCTACACCTGACACTTCAGCTGTAGATATTCCAAAATATTATGGTAATTGGGATGAAGAATTTTTGGGTAGTAGCACCTACTCCTAATCAAACCTACGCTATAACATTAGCTTATAACAAAGAAGCACCAAGCATTACAGAAACAACTCCGGTAGATTATTCTACTTTAGGAACTTATCTATCTAATAAATATCAAGACTTTGCTTTTATATGGGTGTTTGATAAATACATTTGGATACTTGAAAGGTCCACGAAGATATGATACAATACTACCAAGGGCAATANGAAAACGCTCTTACCACGTANGCAACCGAACAAATNGGTTACAGACGCAGAGACGAATATGAAGATGGCATGGTTCGTCAACAATTAAAATCNAAACCGCCATCNAGTTACGGAACAAATTAATTAAGGAGAAAAAAATATGGCAAATGTAGTACCTTATGCTTTTAAACAAGGNATCCTAAAAGGACAGCATGATCTATCTGCTTTAAATGGTTATTATCTCGCTTTGTTTACTAACGCTGCACCTTACGACGCAAATAGTACAAGTTATACTTCTGCTACTGCAAATCAAGTTGGTACAAGTGGAACGGCTTATACAACAAATGGTTTAACTTGTGGTCAAGGAGTAGTGGCACAAACTGGAGATTATACAACAGTAGATTTTACAACTGATCCTACTTGGACATCTTCTACAATCACAGCAAGAAGTGGAGTGTTATATAAATATGTAGCACCTGGTGGAACAACAGCTAACCAATATCTAGTAGCAATTTTAGATTTTGGTGGTGATATTACTTCTACAGCTGGTGATTTTAAAGTTACCTTCCCAAGTGCAACAGCAGGAACACCTTCTGGATCTGGCGCTTTATTAAGTATAACTGGAAATCCATAGGAATAGTTAATGGCATTAGTAATTAATGATCGAGTAAAAGAAACTAGTACAACATCTGGAGCAGGTGATTTTACACTTGCAGGTGCTTCAACTGGTTTTGTAACTTTTAACAGTGGTATTGGAACTTCTAATACAACTTATTATTGTATATTCGAACAAGGTACCGTAAATTTTGAAGTAGGTTTAGGAACTCTTACAAGTTCTACAAATTTACAAAGAGATACAGTTTTAAGTAACTCTGCAGGTAATACTTCAAAAATAAGTTTCGGGAGTAGTACAACTAAAGATGTATTTTGTACAATGCCTGCAAGTAAGTCTGTCTACTTAGATGCGACAGGAACACCAGTAGGAGCAGCAAGTAATGGTTTTGCGTTAGCAATGGCCGTTGCATTATAGGAAATAAATTATGGCACAAGATTTTAGAAACGTATTAGTTAGAACAATTGGAACAGGTGATACTACTTTATTAGCAGCTGGAGATTATGATGCAGTAATAGGTATTAGATGTTGTAATATTTTAACATCAACAATTGCAATTGATGTTAAGATTGCTAAAGGCGGAGCTGATTACTTTTTAGCAAAAGGAGTTAGTGTTCCACCAAATTCTGCTATTGAATTAATTCAAGGTGGAGCAAAAATTGTTTTAGCTAATGGTGATACGTTAGAAGCAGTCTCTGATACAGCTAGTAGTCTAGACGTAGTTCTTTCGTACATCGATACAATTAGTTCGTAGGAGGAATTATGACGGCAATAGTAAATGGAATCCAATACATTGGAGGGCAAACCTCTCCAGATGAATTTATAAAAAATCAAGCAGGTACAATTGATGGTACACAAACTGTTGAGAACGGAGTTCTTGCGGGACCTATTATTGTGCCTGGAACAATAACAGTAACCGGGACATTGGTAATAGTATAATGAGTGAAGTAAAAGTAAATAAAGTAAGCCCAAGATCTGGAACAGGTCTACAATTAGGAGATAGTGGAGATACTATAACTATTCCTGCGGGCGCGACTTTAGCTAATTCAGGAACAGCCACAGGAACTTTTCCAGCTCCTACTAGTGGAATAGCTGCATCTGCGATTGATTCAGGAACTATTGCAACAGCTAGATTAGGTTCTGGTACAGCTTCATCTTCTACATTTTTAAGAGGAGATCAAACTTATGCTGAAGCTGGAGGTGGTTATACTCAATCATCAGTTTTAACACCTTTAGGTTCATATATTGAATTTGATAATATACCAGCTGGTACTAATTCTATTGTTATAAAAAGTTATGCAATTCAATGGGCAGGAAGCCCTGGAAATATCTCAATGCAAATTGGAGATAGCGGTGGATATGAAACATCAGGATATAACTCAGTAGATTTTTATAGAGGTGTTAGTGCTGGAGATATGGGAGCAACAGCATTAACGAGTGGATATATTTTAGCTTATGGATACAGTGGTACAGATTATTGGAATGGAAATTTATTTTTAAATCATGTTGGTGGGAATAGATGGGTTTCAACTTATACTGCAAATGATGTAGGAGAATATATTAGAATGGGTTCAGGTCAAAAAATACTATCAGGCGAATTAACAAAATTAAAAATTATAAATGCTGGTGGCGAAAATAGTGATGGGGGAAACATACAGATAATGTATCAATAAAATTATGACAAAAAAAAGTGTATTAAATTTAAAAACAGGAGTTTTTGCTGAAGTAGATTTATCAGTCGAAGAACAAGCAGAACACGATGCAAGAGTACAAGCATATCAAGATGGTGCATTTGATAGAACAATTTTAGATTTAAGAACAAAAAGAAATAGACTATTAGCAGAAACAGATTGGTGGGGAGCTTCTGATAATACTATGTCAGCAGAACAAATTAAATATAGAAAAGATTTAAGAGACTTAACTAATGGACTTACTACTGCAAATGAAGTAGATGCAGTTGTATTTCCAACTAAACCAAGTGGAGTATAATGAGTAAAGTAGAAGTAGATGCAATAGAACCACAATCTGGTACGTCCTTAACTTTAGGAGCTAGTGGAGACACTATTACTATACCTAGTGGCGCAACAATTAACAACCAAGGTACAGCAACAAACTTTGGTGCTACAGGTTCGGCTTCTTGGACAACAACAGTTAAAACACATTCACCAAGTTCTTTTACAGCAGTAGCTGGAGAAGGGTATTTTGTAAATACAACAGGTGGAGCAGTAACAGTTAATCTTCCTGCAGGAAGTGCAGGAGCAGTAGTTGCATTTAAAGATTACGCAGGAACGTTTGATACAAACGCATTAACTATTTCTGCTAATGGTTCTGATAAAATTGGTGGATCAACTGATGACAAAAAATTAAGCACAGAAGGAATTGCAGCTACATTAATTTTTATAGATTCAACACAAGGTTGGTTAGTAACTGATGATGGTTTACAAAGTAGTTTAGCAGCGTTAGCTTATTCAGCAGATTTGTTAGTAGTCGCTGCCGGTGGTGGCGGTGGATATGACGATGGCGGAGCTGGTGGCGCTGGTGGATATAGAACATCAACACAAGATTTAGCTCCTGGAACAGTTTACACTGTAACAGTGGGAGACGGTGGAACAGGTAGCGCTCCAGCTGGTACACAAGGTGGTGACGCTGTTATTTCAGGTTCAGGGTTAACTACAATTACATCTACTGGAGGTGGAGAAGGTGGACAACCTAGTGGTGCTGGAGGAGACGGAGGTTCTGGTGGAGGCGGTGGATCTGCTTCTTCAGGTCCAGGTGGTGCTGGAGGTCCAGGTAATACACCTAGCACAAGTCCCGCTCAAGGTACAAATGGTGGAGCTGGTAATTCATCTCCAAGAATAGCTGGGGGTGGTGGTGGAGCAACCGATGCTGGTGATACTGATGGTAATGGTCACGGAGGAAATGGTGCAGCTTCTTCAATTACAGGTTCTGCTGTTACAAGAGCTGGCGGTGGTGGAGGTTCAACAAGAGCTGGTACTTCTGCAGAACCAGGTGGAACCGGTGGTGGAGGAAATGGTGGAGTAGATACTCCAGCGGCTGGTGCTACAAATGGAACTGCAAATACTGGTGGTGGTGGTGGTGGTGGGTCCGGTAATGATCCAAAAAATGGTGGAAGTGGTGGTAAAGGTGTAGTAATTATAAGTGTTCCAGACGCAGATTATTCAGGAACGACAACAGGTTCGCCTACAGTTGCTACAGGAGTTAGTGGAAAAACAGTAATAACATTTAACGCATCAGGGAGTTACACAGGATAATGGCATCTTTCGCAAAATTAGGAGCAAACGGTGAAGTTTTACAAGTTGTTGCTGTTGATAATTCAGTAATTACAGACTCTAATGGAATTGAACAAGAAAAATTAGGAATTGATTTTTTAACAGAATTATATAATTGGCCAGTTTGGAAACAAACATCTTATAATAGTGATGGGGGTTCTCATAAATTAGGAGGAACTGCATTTAGAAAAAATCACGCTGGTATTGGTGGAAGATATGATAGTGACCGAGATGCTTTTGTTGCAAAAAAACCTTATCCTTCTTGGATATTAAATGAAACAACTTGTCAATGGGAAGCACCAATTGCTTTACCTGACACTGAAAATAAATATAATTGGAATGAAGAAACAAAACAATGGGATTTAAATGAGTAGTATTTTAAAAGTAGACACTATACAAGATCAAGCTGGTAATAATATTATCAATGAAAATGCTAATACTATTACTATCGGAGCTTCTGGTGATACAATAACAATTCCTGCAGGTGCAACTATTAGTAATCTAGGAACATCAACAGGGTTTGCAAGTATTGCTTGGCAGTCATCAATTGTAACAGCCGCAACACATACAGCATCAGCTGGACAAGGTTTATGGCTTGATACTAGTTCTAATACTATTACTCTTACACTGCCTGCTTCTCCTTCAGTAGGAGATCAAGTAATTTTTACAGATTATGCTAGAAATTGGAATACTAATGCAGTGACTTTAAATTTAAATAGTGAAAAATTTCAAGGAAACACAACTCCTGTTCCTGTTTATAATAGTAATGGTCAATCAGTAGATATAGTTTATTCAGGTTCTTCACAAGGATGGATTCCAAATTCAGATGATGTTGTTGCTTTAGAAACTCCACAAACTTATGATATTGATTTTTTAGTAGTTGCTGGAGGAGGTGCTGCTGGTCGAGGTAATACTGGCGGAGGTGGAGCTGGTGGATTTAGAACTGCTACTGAAACAGGTCTTTCTTCTGGAGTTACTATTACAGTTAATGTTGGAGATGGTGGTGTATATGGAAATCCTAAAGGTACTGCGGGAAGTGTTTCAAATTTTTCAGGCACAGGTTTAACAACAATTGAATCTGCTGGTGGTGGTTTTTCTGGTAGTGGTAGTCACGTTGCTGGAAATGGTGGAAGTGGTGGAGGTGCTGGTTATGATGGAACTAATGGTAATGGAAATACACCTAGTGTAACTCCAGCTCAAGGAAATGCTGGTGGTGGTGGACAAACTGGTTCGCCTTATAGAGGTGGTGGTGGTGGCGGCGCAAGTCAAGCTGGTCAATCTGGTCCTTCAGGTGGAGATGGTGGTGATGGCACACAAAGTAGTATTACAGGTTCTGCAACTTATTATGCAGGAGGTGGTGGTGCTTCTGTAGAACATAGTGCAGCCAAATCAGATGGTGGTCAAGGAGGTGGTGGTCAAGGTGGTAATGCCTCGGCTGATACTGGAACCGCTGGAACAGTAAATACTGGTGGTGGAGGGGGAGGTGCATATCTTCCTTATTTAGGAAAAGGTGGTGGTAAAGGAGTGGTAATTTTAAGTATGCCTGATGCAAATTATTCAGGCACAGTAACTGGTAGTCCAACTGTAACTACTGATGTTGGAGGAACAGGAAAAACCGCTGTAAAATTTACAGGAAATGGAACGTACGTAACATAATGGCTAGTTTTGCAAAAATAGGAATGAATGGAATAGTATTAGAGGTTGTTTCAGTAAACAACGAAGTAATAAAAGATGATGCTGGTAATGAACAAGAAGCTTTAGGTATTAATTTTTTAGAAGAATTATCTAACTGGCCTTGTTGGAAACAAACTTCATATAATACTTTTGGTGGAGTTCATTTATTAGGTGGTACACCATTAAGAAAAAATCACGCAGGAATAGGTTCTAGATATGATGCAGACAGAGATGCTTTTATTCCGCCAAAACCATATTTAAGTTGGACATTAAATGAAACTAATTGTCAGTGGGAGCCTCCTGTTGCAGAACCAACCGAAGGACATCACACTTGGAACGAAGAAACTCAACAATGGGATGTTGACAGCTAATATATAATATTATAGTTTCTTAACAGGTATGTCAGAAGAGAAATCCAAATACAAAGTTATTCATAATTTTATGAATGACATAGCGTTTTCAGCGCTACAACATTTAATAATAGAAACAGATTTTTCTTGGTTTAAAAGAGAAAGACAGGTTTATACAAAAGATAAAAAAGAACTTGGTTATCTTACTCATTCTTTTTTTAATAATTATCATCCCGGTAGTGTTTATTATAAAGATTATATTATTCCTATTTTAAATCAATTAAAAGTTGCTGGTGTTATTCAAGTAAGGGCTAATCTAACTCCTAGTGTTTTTTACATAGAAAAAGGTTCAGCTTTCCATTGTGATTATAAATTTGAAGTCCCATCTAAAACAGCTATATTGTATTTACAAACTACTGATGGTGGTACCGAACTTAAGGTAGATAACGAAATTAAATTCATAAAAGATGAAGCTAACAAAATGTTAATCTTTGATGCGGATGTAAAACATCGTGGAGTAACATCTAAAGATTCAGATTTTAGATATCTTATAAATTTTAATTATTTTGAATAACAAAAAGAAATGAGAATAATAGATAATTTTTTACCAGATTTAGTATTTAATTTTATTTATAATAGTTTTTTAGATAAAAATTTTCCTTGGTTTCATCAAGATGGTAAAGTAGGTCAAGATGGTGAGGTTCAATTTACACATTCATTTGTTAATAATGAAAGAACTTTAAGTCATAAAATAAATATTTTACAGCCTTTATTAGAGAAACTTGAAGTTAAAAGATTATTAAAAGCAAAAGTAAATTTAACTTTAAAAGAAGATATTGTAAGACCATTTGATTATCACATAGACATAGATTATACAAAAGGCAATACCGCAATATTATATATGAACACAAATGATGGTAAAACTTTATTTGAAAACAATAAAGAAGTTAATAGTGTTGCAAATCGTATGGTAATATTTGGTAATTCTTTAAGACATACTGGAACTACACATACAAATAATAAATATAGAATAGTATTAAATATAAACTATAAATAAAAGGAGAAAAATGAAACATCACATAATAGATAATTTTATAGACCCAATATTATTTTCTAGTATTAGAGATACTACAACAGGAGATACATTTTTTTGGTTTTATAATGATTTTGTAAATTACAGACCATGCAAAGGATATAAGTTTACTAATGAAATAGTAAAAGATTCTAATTTAACACATCGTGTTTTTATCAATTATTTAAATATGGTAAAACCCGTTTTAGAAAAAATACCACACAAAAAATTGCATTCAGTAAGATTTAATTTATTTACTAAAACATTAGAACCACAAAAATATTTAATTAATCATCATAAACAAAAAACTAAAGTAGCCATATTGTTTTCTAATCATACTAATGGTGGTATTGAAATTGATGATACTTTTATTAAAAGCACAGAAAATAGATTAGTATCTTTTAATTCTAATGTAGAATACAAAATAATAACTCCAACTAAAGATGAAATATTTACATATTTAATAGTTAATTATGACTAAACCTATAATTCATAATCTTTTTCCAACACCTATTTATACTACAAAAATAAATAGAAGATTTACAAAACAAGAATTACAATTTGTAAATGAACAAAAAAAACATTGCACTAAAAATGATGGCAATATTAATACTAAAGATAACTACATATTAAATAGAAAAGAATTTAAAAATGTAAAAAAGTTTTTAGATAAACATTGCAAAGAATATTTAGATACAGTTATTTGTCCAAAAAATAATCTTGAACTTTATATAACTCAATCTTGGTTAAATTATACTGATACCAATCAATATCATCACAAACACGAACACCCTAATTCTGTAGTGTCTGGTGTATTTTATTTTGATTCAGATATAAAAAACGATAAGATACTTTTTTCACATCCAATACCTTATAAACAAATAAAACCTGATATAGATAATACAAAATATAATTTATGGAACTCCGATACTTGGTTTTTTCCTGTAGAGACAGGTGATTTATTTATGTTTCCATCATCAACTACTCATCAAGTAGAAACTAAAACAGGAACTAATACTAGAATAAGCCTAGCTTTTAATACTTTTTATAAAGGCTCTGTAGGATCAAATACTAATTTAACAGAGTTGATACTATAAAAATATAGTATATAATCTTTAAATGGAGACAGGGCACCACCACATACCCCCTGTCTCCTTTTAAGGATTATTTATGAGTTTAGGATTTGACGCAATCGCAGCATTACCATTCGCCGCTTCAGGCAATGAAGGCAATGTTATAATTAATGTTACTGGAAATGCATTAACTTTATCAGTAGGAGCTTCTACAGCTACAGGAGATGCTGCTAATATACTTCCTAATGGAAATCCTTTAACTTTAGCTAGTGGTTTAGTTACACTTACAGCTGATGCTAATGTAAATATTAGTGCTTCTCCTTTAACTTTAAATTCTGCTTTAGTTACAGCCAGCGGAGAAGGAAATATTAACATAAGTGGAATGCCTTTGACTTTAAAAGCTAGCAGTGTTACAATAACAGGTAGTGCGAATATAGATGTAACAGATAATCAATTAACTATCTCATCTAATGACGTAGGGGTAATTACTTGGAACCCAATTATTCCAGGTGCAAACAACGTTTGGACAGAAATAGAACCT